TATGGGTCACCGTTTTCGTTGTCGCAACACGAACTGATTCATAAGGTAGAAGATGCTTTAGGCTTGGTAGTACCTACTCGTACAGGCGCTTACCGAGAAACAGAGATGCGGCGTACCTTACCAGATACTAAACGCATCAGGTCTTTACTTGGAGACATTGATCTACCTACTATCAAGGACGTGGACAACGCGGTATTCGATGTCGTGAACTATCACCAACTTACTCAAAGGTTTTCTACACCTACACCTGTACCTACACTGTAAATTAGTGGGTAAGGTTTTCTTACGATACTAACTGGAAAAATACTATGAACGTGATCTTTGATAGTCCCCTTAAGGACCGATACCTTCAGACTTTGTCCTGCCAGGACATTAGTCTAGAAGATTTTGAACAAGCCCTTGAATCTATGCCAGAACGTGTGCTAATGACTTTAGGTCAACTAACCAGCACCCCACCAGACTTTATCCTTGGGCTATACGTTGGTACTAGCGGCGGAAAGGACAGCGTTGTTGTCCACCATCTTGCCAAACTAAGTGTTCTTGGCAGAAGCATCCAACAGGTGTTGCATACTGCCAAACCTGGAATTACTCACCCGGAAACTCTTAAATTCCTGTACAGCCGGAACTACCCTATTCTGTTTGTCCCTAAGGGGTGCCCAATGCCGCGTGGTCTAAAGACACAGATAGATGGGACTCGAGCATTGGAATACAGTAGAACAGATGGCCGGTCTACTGACCTAGTTGTTGGTGGGAAGACTATGTCTAGGCAAGACATGCCTATGTTTGTTGATGACGGATTGTTCGGTATGAACTTCATTTTCCCAATCTATGATTGGACGGACGCGCAGGTGTGGGCATACATTATGATTAATGGCATTGAGTACTCTGATGAGTACCTTATCCCTAAGGGGGAAAATGTTATTGCCCCTGGAGCTAAGTAACATGGAAAATACAAACACTGTTACTCCTAGTGCTTCTAGTGCTCCCAAGATAGCAATCTTGGCCCCACACATCGACGACGAGTTGATTGGTTGCTACCCAGTTCTTAAGAACTTTAAACACGTCCCGGGTGCAAGCTTAACCATCTTCTGGTTCTACGAAACTACAAAGCCTAGACTTTTTGAAGGCCAGTTTCTCATTAATTACTTCGGTGCTAACTGTTGTGTATCAGCCTTCGATCTAGCAGAGACTGAACTTAAGACAGGTAACTACACTGAGGTGTATGTCCCTAGCCGGAGAGACTCTCACGTACACCACCGTAATGTGAATTGTGCATTCCGAGGTTATGCTACGCATTTCTATTCTGTGGATATGGTAGGTAGCAGTCCTTTGACTAAAGATGAGCAAGCAGACAAACTCTACTTGCTGAACTCCTTCTATCCATCCCAAAAAGAGCTTTGGGAGGGGAATGCCAAATATTATCTGTTTGACAGTATCAAGCCTGCTCCCGACTTTGAGGAATATCAAGTATGTTATGGACAGCGATATTCTTTGACTGTGTTAACAAAGTACCTAGATAAGGTACTACAGTGGATGCACGTCTTGGAAAAGCAACTAAACGAAGCAGATGCTAAAGCATTTGATAAGATTGTTTCAATGTGTCCTGAAGGTGACGTTATCTTCAAGCACCGTAACGGAATTCAGTATGTAGCAAAGGCAGGTAACTAATATGAAGCTAGGTTTCGAATGCGAGGGACGCCTGAAAGGTCTCTATACACTGTTCATGGACGCTAAAGAAGCATTAGAGTTTTTTCGATTCAAGTCGCTTAAGGAACGTGCGCTGCCTAGCGGCGTGACCGAAGCAAATGGGCACAGCGTTGACTGTATCCGGCACATTTATGTGTCTGATCTACAAAATATCCTTACAGGTACGGAGAAGTGTTTCGAAACCTGGTTCGATCTCTATCTTCCAGTAACAGTAGAAGTATCTGCTATCGAAGATAGGTATAAGTGGCCGGCTAACGTAACTCTCATGTTCAACATAAGCGAAGCGTCTAAAGCTAACTCCTCGACAATTGATGCTTCCTTCTGGAGTATGTTCGATACGGATCAGATTAAGTTTACTCGACTAGGTAATAACAATAACTACCGAGTTAGATGCTTAACCATTCAATCTATGATTCCTACGTCGCCTGACGAATTTGACGGTGACTTAGAATTCAAGGTATCTAGAGCAAACAAATACAGAGTTAAGGCATAACATGGCGTTTACTGCTAACACTAACACCACACTGAAAAACCCCCAACTTCTCTACTCAACCAGTACCAACAAGGTACCGAAAAGCCAACTTATTTTCGTACCGATTGAGCCTTTAGCTGAACGTTACACTGAGAGCTGGTACAAGAACCTACCTCCTCTTTTTGAGCATTATGGGTTTCATGTTACGACCGTTGACGGTATTCCGTTGGAGAACGAGGTCAAGGTTGGAACCTTTTTGGACATCAATTCCACGACCCACTACAAGTTTACTCAGCTTCAAAAGATCAGCCAGATGTTCCATCGAAGCCAGATCAAGCATGGTTGTGTTTTCTTTTTTGCTGACACAGAGTTCTGGGGTATTGAGAGTATTCGTTTGCTGGCACAGTTAAATAAGATCGAAGTGTTCATAACTTCGTTCTGTCACGCAGCTTCCTACACTAAGGAAGATGCGTTCGCTGTCGCACACTATTACCAACGCTACACAGAAGTAGGCTGGTTTGCTTGCCAAGACCTAGTGTTTGTTGGCAGTCATTACCACAAACAACAAATTATCAAGGAACGCCTGCGCCCTTACGGTGCTAAGCATCTTGAAGATAAAATTCAAGTGACCCGTAACCCTATATTCTTAGATGACTACAAAGATGCATTTGTAGATAAATGGGGGGAAAGAAAACAAAAGAAGGTGTTGCTGACAAATCGGTTTGACAAAGAGAAACGTCCTAACGAGACACTACAGCTATTCAAGAAACTTAAGCTTAGACTCCCTGATTGGGAGTTTGTTGTAACTACCGGGAGGTCTACGTTCCGAGGAACTGAAGACACGTTTTTGGCCCGCACGCTGGCAGAAAACGGCGTGATTACGATCAAGGCAGGCTTGACCAAGGCACAATATCACCAAGAACTATCTGAAGCTGCCATCGTAGTTACCCATAGCATTGAGGAGAACTATGGCTATTGCATTGTAGAGGCTCAACTACTTGGCTGCCAGGTCGTAGCGAGGTCAGGAATGTCTCACGACGAACTGGTACCTCTTGTCCACAGGTTCGATAACCAAAGTGTACTTGATGTACAGGTCATGACCGCCTTAATGAACAAGTTTGATAGCCCTGACTGGCCTGCTGTAAATTATGTAGACACCTCTGGGGCGGATAACATTGCTGTCAGTCTTAAAAGGCTGGTCGCAACTTCTTGTATAGGTCATTTATTATGAGCGTTCATTATACTCCCGCGGGAGTGGAGGCGTATTGCCAAAACAGTTCCCAGGTACTTGTTACCAAAGGTAAGAACGAAAAAGAGTCTACCAAGTTTGGTCCCAAGTACAAACAATGGCATACATACGATAAAACCATTAGCTATGTTAGCCGAAGCCAGGTAAACGGAGTTGCGCTGAAACACACCGCGGATATCTTAGTGCCTATCAACAATGCAGCCTTCGTCAAAGCATGTGGGTTGACGAAGGTGTTGGCAAACCCAATTCATGGGGACTATGTCAAGAGTACCTTCGAGGACAAAGGGATTGAAAGCATCATCGATAGCGGTGGGTTTCAGATGCTTACAGGAGCTACTGACTTTGTAGACCCTAACGATGTGGTGACTCGATATAACAAATTGGCCAATATTGGGATGCCTATCGACTTGCCAGTTAGGTTTGCGTTTGAGGCTGACTTCTTTGATCCTGTGTCCAAGATGATTAAGGCAAACGACGACTTCTTGATCGAACGTTTGAACCCTAATATCCATTTGGCACTGATATCTCATGGAACTACGTTGGAAAAGAGAAAACGGCGCCTTGATGTCCTTGACCGTAAGGCAGAGGTGGTAGCTATTGCCGGTTTGAATATCAAGCCCCAACCTGGAGTTGACCGTTACCTCAATATCGTTGAGAACTTGATGTACGTGATCCACAGGTACAGAAAGACAACTAGATATTTTCACGTCCTCGGTGTGACCAGTAAGTTCTGGATGTTCATCTATGCCTTGATTGATGCACTTGGTTATGTCCGTGAGATTGGTGCTGACTCTGTGTCCCATCGAATGGGGTCTCTTATTGGGATGGTGGATCGTAGTGATTTTACGGTAACTGATATTCCGAAGAACCAACTCTACAAACAGAGCATTCCGTGTGGGTGCCCAGTCTGTGTTGCTATCGACGATGTTCGGATTCTCAATTCCGCAGCTATCTTGGAAGCGCATAACCTCTGGACACGGGCGAAACAGACTGAGGTACTTGTTGATCTAGCGCGCCACTACGTGAAGAACGAGGTTACGCTTCAAGAAATCTTGAAAGTAACTAACTTCAAGATCGACATTACGAAGTTCCAATACATTGTCAACTACGTCAAAGAAGTGGTGGCCACAGATAAGTTCAAGCCGATCAAGGCCGAACGCAGTACCAAGAGCCTGTTCTCTAATATCATTCCTGATGACGATGTAATGACGGAGGAGGCTTCTTTAGGAAAAGACAAGTATGCAAAGATCTTAGAACGCTATGAAAAATTTCACAAGAAGAAGTTTAGGTAAATCTAAACCTAGACTTAGGTACCTACAGGCATAAACATGGCAACACAAAAGCTTAAAGTAAAGCCAGTCACAACATTAGTTCACGGTGTTGTGTTTTGGCCCAAGGTAATACCAAAGAATTTTTACCCTTCGGTATATGCATGGGCGGAGGCGGGAACACCCTCAGACGCTTGGGTGTACGATTCAGTAGATACACTGACGGCTTGCCGGATCAAGATCGTAGACGCAACCTACTACCGAGGCGTGTTTACTCGGCTGCCTACAGTTCGACCTACAACCAAGGAAAGCAAGGTAATCTTTCCAGTTGTCTTGATGGTTCCTATCAAACCAGCACACGTAAAAGACGTCCTTAAAGGGATCAAGGGTGCTAACACAAAGGCATATAACAAACTCAACTACGGGTAACCATCATGACCGATCCTAACACACCTAACACACCTAACATTTATGTTACGTCAACCCCTGTTAATACACGACAGTGTCAACGAATGATCTGGGTAACCTTCGATATAGCTGGTTTCCATGCCTACGTAAATGCTCCGAAGGAAGTCTCTTACCTTAGAAATCTTCACCGACATCTGTTCAAGTTCAAGGTGGGTATTCAGGTAAAGCACGACGACCGAGAAGTTGAGTTCCATATGTTTCAGTCCTACGTGAAAGGTCTATTTGAGACAGAAGGGGGACCTTTGATTGTCGATAACAAATCTTGTGAGATGCTTGCTCAAGATATTATCGACTCCGTCCAAGAACACTATGATTGCAGTTCTAGAATACTAGAAGTAACTGTCTCAGAAGACGGCGAGTGTGGTGCTACCTTGACCAGCACACCAGCTTAGTAAGTAAACAAGTAAACATTAGTATTAGATATACCCCACAGGGCCGTCCTATTAACTTAGGACGGCCCTTTCCGTTTGTTCTTTAGATTTAAACCCCTTTTTTACTTGCAGCTATTTAAGCTTTTTGTTGCATATACTATTTTGATGTGTCGCTGGTAAACTGCACGTTAGTGTGGCCAAACAGTGATTTCAAAAACCCCTAAATGGAGAGTACATGCACAAACCAACTCTTAAAAGAGCTGCGTCTCGGTTCGCCGAGATCGCTCAAAAGACTGGTGGTATGTTTGTCTTCGCTAGTCGGGATGCTACGTTACCTAACCGCGCGAGCGTGCAGGCAGAGATTGCGAAACATAAATTCGCCACACATCACTGCAACAAATGCACCTCGTCGTTCGCATATCCTAAGGCAGAGGGTGCTCAGCCTTTCTGCGTTGTGTGCGGCGATGGTGACGTTGATGTCCAAGACGATGTGAATCCGAATATAGCGCCTGACGAAGAACTCTCGTACTTGACGTGTGCTGGTTGTGGGACGATCAATACGTTCCATAGTGCTTTGGCTGGTGTAGGCGCCCACATTCATTGTTCTGCTTGCGGAACTGATATGTTGGCTACTGCAGAAGCTGAAGACAACACTGGTACCGGCGAAAGTGACGAGGATCTCGATTCCGATATCGACTTTGAAGACGTGGACCTTGATGACGGCACTGAAGAAGCGGCTGAAGGCGAGGGTGACGGTGAAGGAGACGGTACTGACACTGACTTAGATGACATGGAACTCCTCGATCTTGAGGATGACCTCGTTGACAACGACAGTGAAGGTGAGACGGCCACTACGACCAACGAAGACACTGTAGGTGTTAAGCCTGACGGTAAGTCTTTAGGTGATGATACGGGTGCAGACCGTGGCCCGGGCGCTCCAGATTCTGCTAATACTGATGGTGCAACCCCGTCTAACCCCGGTAACGAGCCTCCTACTCAGAACCCCGGCGCAATCGAACCTAAGGTGTCTAAGGCAGCTCAAGCTAAAGTAGCTAAAGCTGACGCAGATGAAATGCCTGGTAACGACTACTCTGGTGACGAAGAAGACGAGGACGATGTAGATACTGTTTCTGAAGCTGGTTTCAAGGACTACTCTCCAGACAAGCAAGCCAAGTATCTCTTGAACCACCCTGGTAGTAAGTATCACAAGGGTGCTAAGAAAGGTAAGAAGAAAGTGAAATCTGAATTCGGTGATGAAGATGAAGGCACTGATGAGTCTATTGACTTAGACTTAGTTGACCTCGACACTGAAGGTGAAGACACTTTAGCTGCCGTATCGTTCTTCTACGGTGACAAGAAGGTAATGCTTGCCGCCAAAGACCAAATCATTGCGACTTTGTCTGAAACGGACGCAGGTCCTTATAAGGATATGTTGCAAACTGAACAGTTCCGTATGAGTGTGGCACACACTATCGAAACTGAAGGTCTTAAGAAAGCGATTGCGACCTACAAGTTCAAGCCTAGCAAGGTGTCTGTCAAGATCTCCAAGGTAGTTGCGACCAAGGTTGAAGCTACACTGGCTGCCCAGAAGGTGAAGATCGAAGCAAGTGCCAATAGCTACGCTGACCAATTCCAACATTCGTTGGATATTGCGGCGGCAGGCTACGCTGGTAACTTCTGGCGCAACAAGCACGATCCTCTTAAGACAGCACTGATTGCAGAGCTCACTAGCTTGAATATTCGTCGTCCTGAGAAGATTGTAGACAAGATCTTTGCACAGTACAGTGTTCCTCAATTCCGGGAAGTGCTGGAAATTGCAAGGGGCTTGGCTAAGAAGCCTGTAGATGCTCTTAATGCTCTTGCAGAGACTATCGACCTCGTTAAATACACGCCTATTACTGCAAAGAAGAACCAAGTAAAGGCTGCTGACGAAGAAGACCAAGATCTCGATCAAGACGCTGACGAGGATTTCGATGAAGACGAAGACGGCGATGAAGACAGTGGTACTGAGTTTGCGACGGCGACCCCAGTTCAAGTAACTTCCTCGTTTAGTTCTAGTTCCAGCCAATACAAGACTCCTGAATTGCGTCGCATTCTCGGTGGGTCTGATTCATTTTTTAACTGATTAGGAGATATACATGCTCTACTTCCCTCAAGGTCGTAATTACATCAGCCAGGAATTCCCGGTTGCTGTTGGTCAAGTGGTAGCTGCTGAAGGCTTGGCCTTGGTTGCTAACACGTCTAATGGTTCGTTCGGTGTGCAGCCTTCGGGTGGTCTCGCAGGCGAAAAGTTTGTTGGTGTGTCTGTTTCCATGCAGATGACCCTGACAAGCTTGGCTCGCGTTGAAACCTACGTGGTTCCCGCAACCAACACTGTTACGCTGGCTCGTACCCCCAGCGCTGGCACGTTGAGCATCTTTGATGCTACTGCAGGTACTGTGGTCCCCTCTGGCGGTGCAGGTTCTTGGTCGCTGGTTGGTCAAACCGTTACCTTGACTGCTGCTGAAACTGGCCACAGCATTGTGGCTTACTACAAGTACGCTGTGACGGCCGCTGAATCTCAACAAATCCAAGGCGATATCTACCCAGGTGGCGCTGCTGGCTTCGTTGTTGGCCAAGTTGGTACGCTGAAGAACGGTACTGTCTACACTTCGGAGTTTGACACTACTGTTAACTGGAACGTAGCTAACCCTGTTGTCAAGACTGGGGCTGCTGGTCAGTTTACTATTGGTGGTAACGGTGATACTGTTCAGGGTTTCGTGGTGAATGTGCCTTCGGCAACTTCCCCGTACTTGGGCCTGAATCTCCAATACTAAGCCCTAACCTAAACTAACCTATACAAGGATTCATGATGAGAGTAAAAACTCCTGTGATCGCAACTGAATACCGTTTCCAGGGCAGCAACGAGCGTGCTGTTGGTGCTAACGGTGAATTGAACGCTAACTCTAAGCGTGATCTGCTTCAACGTCAATTGCAGTTGGTGCAAGCTACTGCAAACGGTGAAGTTACTACTGCTTCCAAACTGGAACGCGCCAAGAAGTCGCGTGAACTGATCGAAGCTATGTTCAACAATGATGCAGTGCACAAGGAACTGGGCGAGACTATGGGTCGCGACCTGTACCTGACGGCCAATCGTCGTGGTTTTGCTCGTAAGTTCCTGTCCCGTCAAGACTTGCTGCCTGGTCAATTCCCGGTCGTGAAGCTGCGCCGGAAGGACGTGACGGTTGTGTATGCAACCAGCCCGACCAAGACGGAGTCGCAGATCACTCGTGACAAGATCTTCACTCCTCCGGAAGTGATCTTGGAAGCTCGTCCGTTCATCGAACTGCGCGAAATCAACACGTCTACCAGTGATGTGCTGGACGAGAAGTTCGGTGAAGCTCTGGAAGCTATCATGGTCGGTGAAGACCGTCTGTGGAAGCGTCAAGCTGATAGCACTATCGGCCTGGACAACGACCTGAGCATCATTTCTGGTACGCTGACTCCGCTGACGCTGATGGAAGTTCGCCAGAACGTTGCACGTTGGAACCTGCCGGTGCCGTCGCTGCTGATGGCGTCTGACCTGTACACCGATATCGTTGGTGACACGACCTTCATCCAAGCAATTGAACCTGTTGCACGGCACGAGCTTATCATGACGGGCGAATTGGCTGTTCTGTACGGCATGAGCATCACCAGCGATGCTTATCGTCACCCGGAACACCGCGTCCTGAACCAAGGCGAGTTCTATGCAATCAGCGATCCTATCACTCATGGTCAGTACACTGATCGTGGTGGTGTGGACACTGAAGCAATTTCCGGCGCTACGGAAAAGATGCCTGGTAAAGGCTGGTGGGTCTATGAGTCTTACTCTTCTGTGATTGGTAACACGCGGTCTGTAGCTAAGGGCATCCGCCAATAAGCTACTGAGCAGACTTTAGCAGTGAACTAGGAGCTAGGTTATCTTCGGGTAACCTAGCTTTCTGCACGAGACTAAAGTCTACTTACCAAAGTGTACCTACTACAAGGAGAAGAATCTATGAAATATTCCAAGTCCCTTGATCTGGTAATTGCTGCTCTTACTTATGGTATGCGTGGAAACACAGCTAAGGCTGCTGCATTCTTTGACAAGGCGTTGACAATGAAGGACCTCAAGTCCACTATTGCTTCCTTGGATAAGACACAAGCGACGGCGCATAAAGCGTTGGTAGCTTCGTTTACTGCTCCAAAGGCTAAGTCTAAGACCACTGCGGAACTGATGCGTGAACTCGCAGCTAAACGTAAGTCCAGGACACAGGCAGCAAAATTACCGTTTCCAGGTGCGGCACCCCCGTTCAAGAAGAAGTCTGAATCTGAATCTTTAGGTGAAGACAAGGACTTGAGCGCAGGCGATGATTTCGATAGCATTGCTGATCGAATGACTACTAGTTCCCCTACTACTGGGAATGGTCCTGCTAAGGATGCACGTCCTGTTAATGGTCCTTTCGGTGGCGGGATGACTACTGCTAGCGACGACGCAGACGAAGATGACTTCGATTTGGACACAGTTGATGAAGATACTGTTGAAATGCCTGAAGCTAGTGCCGAAGACATTGATGTAGGCTTCAACGATAAGATGTCGGAAGAAGATCCTGATCGTCCTTCCGTTGACGGAGAAGGTCAACCTAGGGATGACTTCAGCGAAACTGCTGAAGACGACGAAAAGGATGAAGAAGATGACCCCGATGAGGTTGAACCTGACGAAGATGAAGACGACGTAACTACTGCGCGTCTAAAGAGAGTTCAGGCCAATCTTAGAAGCTTGTCTAAGTTGTCTAATCGGACCTAAGCTCAACAGTGGGTGGGTGGATCAATCCAGATTTGTCTGCCCACCTCACTTTTAGGCTTATATGGCTACTCCTAATACTACATCGGTTAACCAAGAAACACTAGACCAAAGAATAAATCCTGTAGAAGCCTTTGTCTACAAAGGATTCGCAGATCGTTTCTACCAAGTATTTGGTACGGTACTTACTTATACGACTTCCGTTGACAAGAAAGCTGCGCGAGCCAAGCAACTTGGTCAGGATACTGGTTATCCTATGGCGTTCGCTGTTTTGAAATCACAAGCTATTGACGAAACTAGATACAGCCCTAAGACACTGCTGCTTCGGGGTACTACATCTGGTGCGTCTTCAGACAGCAAACTCACCTACAAAGCACAGTTTATCCCCGTAATATTTTCATTTGAAATCTCGTACCTATGTCAAGACATAAAGGACGTTACAGCTTTCGCTAAGGAATGGTTGTTTGCTGCGCTAGGTGGGTACCTAAAGTTTAGTGTTATCTACGGCGTAGTTGACGTTGACATAGGTTGTGATTTGGATCGTGAAGTAAATATACCTGAGAAAAAGGTTGGTCTTAGCGACGTTAATGAGTACGAAGCGGTGACAAACATTCGTATTCTTGGCTTTTTGAGTCCTGACAATTTGGCCAAGACTCAGGCGGTTACTGAGATTGATGTTGAAGGTGTTGTAGGTGACCCTGCAAGCTATGCTCTTTTGACAGCCGCAGAACGTGCCAACACTCAGGTGTTTATGTTTAAGAGACAGTGGAACAGTATTACTGGACCCACAGGGTCATACCAGGATCCTAAAACTACTGGCCCTTAACCACCTTAACTAAAGGAAAGTACACATGCCAAGTACCAATAACCAGGCACTTTTGCTTGACCTACAGGTATTCCTTGCCAACAATAATATCCGGCGAGGTATCTTAAACGTAGCTGTTAACGCTAGTGCTCCTGGTAACCAATGTATAGAGCAAAGCTTAGACGTTCCGATCAATAACGGTGTCCGGACGTTTACTAGCGTTGCCAATAATTCGTGTACGGTTATCCGTACGTCTAAACCAGTTACTGCCATCTTAACAAAAGGGGCTGATACATTTACGTTCAACTTGAAAAGTTTGTTAGTGTTCCCAGATACGGTAGATACAATCCAGTTCACTAACACTAGTTTAGTTGATGTTGCAACCCTTAGGATTGTTCAGATCTAGTCCTCAACCTTTCGTTTTTACCGGAGACCTCAAATGCCTTTGATTAACTCGTTAACTGTGGGTGTTACCCTCAAGATCATTCTTGCTGACGGTACCAAAGATTCCATCAATATTCAGCCTAAAGGGAAAGTAAGCCTTCCCGCAGGCGCAGTTGTTGACCCAGCCTACGTAGCTGAATACAACCAATATATTGTCAACACGGCGTCTGGAGTAGGCACTGGGGCTACTGCATCCTTGCAGCCTTCAACTAAGCCGAGTGTGGCAGCGTCTCAGCCACAAACTCAAGGGCGTAGTTCACCCATTCAAGTGAACGTGAAGCCTTAACTTCCTTAATTTACTGCCAAAGCGATAACTAATTTCATTGCGTATACACCCCCATTCCATTCGTCTAGACATAGACACGTCTCTTAAAGGAGAGAACTAAATGCCTAATCTCCAGCAGCAGTCAGCTGACGTTAGAATTAATGAGATTGACCTGTCGCAGGTTATCGCATCTAATTCTAGCTCTAATGCTGCCATAGTCCTGGTTAGTAAAAAAGGTCGGTTATCGCGCTATAGCACGACGACTGCTCAACAGTTTCTTAGTGAATACGGCCCACCTGATGCCGCAGTGTCCTTTGGTCACTACAATGCCTTAGATTATTTCAAGGAAGGTAATTCTTTGCAAGTAGTCCGGGTAGCAGGTGCTGGGTACAAATATGCCGCTTGTTTGTTGAAAGACAGCGGGCTTGGAGTGTCCTCGTTAAATAGTATTACAGCAGGTCTGACGGACCCTAACAATATCGATTGGAACACCTATATCACAGGTGCAGAAATTCCTCTCTTGATGTTTACTCCTAAGTCAGGCCCAGGTAGCTATGCTAACGACTTGGCGATCAAGATCCTGTCGGAAAACATCAGCACACCAGTTGCACCTACGCTGGTAAGTGATACTCTTGGTGGGTCTCTGACAAGTGCTACGTATAAATACCAGATCTCCGCTATCTCTGCTATTGGGGAGACGTTAGCGTCTGCTCAGTCTACTGTGGTAATTGGTGGGGCTGTAACTACAGCTCAAGTGACTGTTAGCTGGCCTGCCGTAGCTGGTGCTCGTGGCTACAAGGTATACGGTCGAGTAGCTGGGAATATCTTCTTGCTGGCAACTGTTGGCGCAACTACATTGTCTTGGGTTGATACTGGCGTTGTTACTCCGGATATTGCCTTTCCGCCCATTACTAACCCCGCCTTGTTGCCTACTCCATCTAAGGAATTTACGGTCGAGATTTATGACACGGCGTCTAACCCCAGCATCCCTAAGGAAAGCTTTGTTGTTACGTTGCAGGATGCAGTGAATGGTAACGGTGTGCAAACAGAAGCTACTCAACTTCTGAACCCGTACTCTAGTTTGATCTCTGTGGAATCATATGTACCGTTAATCACAGGTACTGTGCCTACCGTGTTGGCATGTGCATTGACGCCTCTCACTGGAGGTAACTCGGGTGCAGCACCCACTAACGGTCAGATTAGCTTGGCTTGGACCGATAACTTCTCAGATACCGAGCAAGTCAATGTCAATATCTTGATCAATGGTGGCTACACTGATGTAGGTGTCCAACAAACAATGGCACGCCTGGCCGAAACTCGTGGTGATGCGTTTGCTATCTTGGATGTGCCAAGTACCATGCAAGGCCCGCAAGACGCTATTACTTACCGGCAGCTGGTGCTAAACATTAACTCTAGCTACGCTGGTCTATATACCTCGGACGTGCTGGAGAGCGATCCCTACTCTGGTAAGAAGTTGTATGTTCCGCCGTCTGGTTGGGTGGCAGCAATCTTTGCCCGCACTGATCGCGTCGGTGGTCCGCAATTTGCACCCGCTGGTTTGAACCGAGGCCTTGTTGATGTTCTAGACTTGCGGAATAAATACAATAGTTCAGAACGCACTCAACTGTTCAACGCCCAGTTGAACTACATTCGTAGATTCATTGGTAGCGGTAACGCTTTATTTGAACAAGTTACTACTCAG